AAATGTTTATGACGATAAACAACATTACGATTGGATAAGAAAGAATCCTTCTTTAAAAGGACTTATGATGCTATTGGTCACTCTTTAGGGTTTAGTAATTTTACCTTAGAAAATCCAGACCGACAAATAAACGGCTTTACGGTAGCTCAGATATTAGGTGGTGGTGATTCAACGGCTTCCGGAGAAGATGTAAACGAACAAAAAGCTTTAACATTTTCTGCTGTTTGGGCGTGTGTAAGGGCTTATTCAGGTCCTTTTTCTTATTTTCCTATAAATATTTACAGAGAAACAAGAAATAGAAAAGAGAAAATTGATCATTCTCTTTTAAAATTATTCAAACAGCCACTTCCGTACATGAACGGAAACACCCTTATGGAAAGGGCGGCAATGCATTATACATTGTGGGGAAATTGTTACATTGAACCGATAAGGGTTTCAAGACTAAAGCCTATTACTGGTTTTTTTATTCACCATCCATCTAAGGTAAAAGTGATTAAAAAAGGGGATGGTGTTGATCAAAAAATAATTTACGAAATCACTTCCGAAGATGGAGATGCTAGGCGTTTATCTCCCGATAGGATAATTCACGTGGCAAATCTTGGTGATGGGGTTGTTGGTATTCCACCTATTTCAAGGGCGAGGGAAGATATAGGTTTAGAGTTAGCTAGAAGAAGATATGGTTCTAAATACTTTGGTCAAGGTGGTAAGTTTGATGGAGTTCTTTCTGTTAAGTCACGGCTAAATGATAAACAATACCAAGACTTAGTAGACAAACACGCAATAGCTAAGAAAAACGGGGGAGATTTGATAACGAACGTAGAAACCGAATACACCCCTTATTCAATTCCACCGGAAGATTCACAATTTCTTGAAACGGGGTTCTTTTCAGTAAACACTATTGCTAGATGGTTTGGTGTTCCACCTTGGAAGATACAAGACTTACAACAAGGTTCTACATTCAGAAATATTGAAGAAATGGGTATTGCCTTTCTTAAAGACTCTTTGGCTCCTATGGTGGAAAAGTTTGAGTGTGAGCTTAACACAAAGTTAGCAAGGGATCTTGATGGTGCATACATAAACATGGATATGGAGCGTTATATTAGAGCTGATGCAATGGCTGTTGCAGAGCAGAATAGAACAGGAATACAGAACGCTTACAAAACACCTAATCAGGTTCGAGAGTATAATGGAGATAACCCGATAGAGGGCGGTGATAGGTTGTTTATTCAATCTAATATGGTTCCTTTAGACCTGATAGATAACATTTATAATTCAGAAGAAGGTCAACAAATGATAGCTCAAATGTTGGCAGATAAACTTTACAATAAGAAGGAATGAAGAAGTGGTATGATGTAAAGGTTATTCCTAAAAAAAATGCTACGAGCGAAGCGGAAATAACCATTTTTGATGAGATTGGAATGTGGGGCGTTGATGCTTCTAACTTTAAGGCTGATCTTGATAAGGTTAAAAATCTTTCATCTATTAAGTTACTAATAAACAGTCCTGGTGGATCCGTTTTTGACGGTATTGCTATTTATAATATGCTTAAAGATGTTAGAGATAAACTTACTGTTGAGGTTAGTGGATTAGCTGCTTCTATTGCATCTATTATAGCTATGGCGGGAGGAACTAGAGTAATGAGGGAAGGAACCTTCTTAATGATTCATAATCCTTGGACTATGATGGTGGGGGATGCTGATGACATGAGAAAAGAGGCTGACACCCTAGATCAGATTAAAGATCAACTTGTTTCCATTTATGTAAATAACTCTAACCTAGACTCTGCCACCATAGAAATGCTAATGTCGGAGGAAACGTGGATGGATGCTGAAACAGCCGAAGAGTACGGGTTTATATCAAAAACCATATATGCACCTAAAATAGCGGCATCTTTTAATAAGAAACTTAAAGAGTACGGGTTCAAAAACGGACCTAAAGATACGGGCGGTTCGCCTAAAGAAAAGGATGATATGGAATATAATCCGGTTATGGTAACAGTTGAAGGAATTGATTACAATTTAATTCCCGCCAACATGGTTACTACAAATGGGACTGAAACCATAACACTTACAGAAACCACAATGGTCCAAGAGGCCGATGTGTCTGCTTCTGACGTTGATGCGAGGGAAGCGTTATTAAAGCAAATTTTAGTTTTTAAAATCAATAATTTTTTGAATAATGAGCAACGTAAATAATATCCAAAAGTTGCTTGATCGAAAAGGCCACCTTTGGAATGAAATTGAGGGGCTGAGGGATCAGGTTGCTGACGGTAAGTTCGATGCTTCCCTAGAAGAGAAGTTTGAACGAATGAATGATGAATACAAGTTCATCGAAAATCAGGTAAGAGACTTAGAGGCTATTGAGGCTAAAGAGAATGATCTTGCCGGACAACAAGGTAAGAATATTGCCAACCAAAACGAGTCACTTAAAACCTCTAAGGAGATTTACAAAGAGGCTTTTGCTAAGTATGCTTCAGGTAAGTCTATGACTGACGTAGAGGCTAGTGCACTATCTAATTACCAAAATGCTGCGGAGCAAACAATCACAACTACCGGTGGTGGCTATGTTATACCGGAGGACTTTGCTGGTGAGGTTGTTAAGAGTATGGCTTATTACGGCCCTTTCGGGGTTAATCCTGGTGCGGGTCCTGCAAGAATCATAAGAACAAGTGGTGGTAATCCTTTCCCTATTCCAACTATCAACGACACAGCGAATACAGGACAGGATCTAGCTATCAACACAGATGCTTCAACTAGCTCAACTGCTTTGACTTTTGGTACTAAGCAATTAGATGCTCATGTGATTACGTCTGACGTGATTCAAGTTCCTAAACAATTACTTCAAGATGAAGGTGTTGGGTTTGTTGGATTGTTGGCTGAACTTCTTGGGGAAAGAATGGGACGTAGATACAACAACAAGGTAACTAGAGATGTTGATGCTGCTGCTAATGTTGGTGGTTTCTACGATGCTGCTACTGAGGGTGTTGTTTCTGCTGCTATTGCTGCTATCACGGCTAATGAGCTAATTGACCTTCAACACTCAGTTGATCCTGCTTACAGAAATGGTCCTGGTGTTGGATTTATGATGAATGATGCCATTGCTGCTTCTATCCGTAAATTAACTGTTACGGCTAATGCTGATCAGTATTTATGGGAGCCAAACTTCACTCAGGGACAACCTGATAGATTGTTGGGCGATGCTGTTTACATTAACAACGACCTTCCTTCTACTCTTGCTGCTGATAATAGAAGTGTATTCTTTGGAGATTGGTCTAAGTTCTGGATCAGAATTGTGAACGGAATGGAGCTTATCAGATTGGATGAGCGTTATGCAGAAAAGTATCAAATAGGTTGGATGGGAACAATGCGTTTCGATGCTGTTCTTACTGATGCTGCTGCTATCAAGTTTATTAGACAGCTTACTACGTAAGATGAAGATACTGGTTTTAACACCGGTATGGAAAAGACCTGAGATTACTGAGCTTTATTGTCTTGGTATTCTCAGGCTTAAAAGAAAGTTTGATATTGATGTGTTGTGTGTTTGTTCTCCTGAAGATCCGACACACAATACGTTGATATTAGATAAATACAAAATCCCATACGTTTTACATGAAAACAAGTTGGGTAAAAAAAAGAACTTCGGGTTACAAGAAGCCTTAAAAAAAGATTGGGACTATCTCTTGGAAATGAATAGTGACGATATTATAAAAGACGAGCTTATAGAGGTCTATGCTAAATTAATGGAACAGGGTGTTCCTTTTATTGGTATGGGCAACTTTGTCTTTTACAACTCAGAAACGGGGGAATCTAAGGAATGCACATTTAGGGATTCACATACTGTTTTTGGCATAGGTCGTGCTTATAAAAGAGATGTAGTAGAAGGAAAGAAGTTGTGGGACGATGAAGCTGACAGAGGTATGGACAACCATTCTGAGCGGGTTCTAATGAAAGATAAGGTTTATGCAAGGATAACCACAACAGAAGAGCCTTTGGCGTTTGACATAAAGAGTAATGTGAATCTTTGGTCTTATAAGCAAATGCCTGGCAAACCCTATTTAACGGGTAAATTGTTTATGGGATTGAGTGATGCTGAAAAAGAACATTTGAATGGATTACGTAAGAACTACTGATGCAGCTACCGAACCCGTAACAGCTACGGAGCTGAAGAATCATCTACGGATTGACCATACGGATGAGGACACCATGATTTCTTCTATGATTTCAGCCGCTAGACGTATGGCTGAAGAATACTGCCACAGGACCTTTATAACGTCTACATGGAAAGCGTACATGGATGACTTTCCGTCTTACTTTAATCGGGCAATTAATAACAAGGAAAATAGCTATGTAAGGAATGTCTATGAAGATATTAGGCTTCCAATGGGTAGGGTTATATCTGTAACTTCTGTTGATTATGCTACAACGGCTGCCCATGACACTCCTATGAGTTCAAGTGATTACTACGTAGCACTAGAAACAGAGATAGGAATAATAAGACCCGTAACTGAGTGGCCGGATACGGATGACGAAATACCTAACGGTGTAGAGATAACTTATACAGCCGGATATGGGGCTAATGCCTCAGATGTGCCACAAGATATTAAAAATGCCATACTAATTATAGCATCCGACCTATACGAACACAGAGAAACACATGAGCAGATGAAAACTAGGTTGGTGAGTTATGATGGGTGGAAACCCGCTTGGCAATTTATGTTGGACCCTTATGTGATTCATTATTCGTGATAAGAGGCTTTGACTTTAGTAAAGCAGATCGTAGGATAACAATTCAGAAACCTACCGAAAGCAGGGATGCAACTTATAACCAGGTTACTTACGGTTATACGGATGTGGCTACTGTCTATGCTGATATTAAAGAGCCTTCTTTTAACAGAAACAACGAAACCCTAGAGGATGGAAATAAGGTTCAAGGGGGTAGAAGAAATAGGTTTTTTATTCGTTACTCTTCTGATGTTTCGGGGGTTCAAGAAAAATGGAGGATATTGTTTGGTGCTGAAACTTTTGAAATTTCAGATGTAGCCATTAGGCAGAGAGAGGGATTTATTCGGTTAGAGGGCGTTTATGCAGGGATAGCAACATGAGGGCAATACATTGGATATTACGTAACAACTCAGATATAACAAGTCTGTTGCAAGCTCCTACCACGGCGGGGGCTGTTGCTGCTGATGCCGTGTATATCGGTCACGCTATCCAAGATCAAGAGCCTGCTTACATAACCATTGATGCCGACACTATTGACAACTACATAGATAAAGACGGTGGGCGAGGGTTTATAAAGGAGGCATATGACGTTTATATCTATGATAGGTCCTATGCTAACGTAAAGGCTATTGCTGAAAAAGTGGAGGCTGCTTTAGATGGAGTTGCTTCCGGTCAGTACAACGGTCAAACACTTCATTCTTGCCGTTTAGTTAATGAAAGTTCCTTAAATACCATTGAGGAAAATGTTCATTATTGGATGATTGTTCAAACCTATGAGGCAACACTAAATGCCCCTACCGCTTCTACGGTTGGCACAAGTGTTCCGACAATAAAATTAACTCAAGCAGAGTATGATGGGATAAGCCCTGATTCAACAACATATTATTTAATTCAAGAATAAAATGGCAGCAGGAAAGTTTAAACTCTATGCAAAGGCTAAAGAACTATTAGCCACAGGAGGCATTGATCTAGATACAGATGTATTCAAGATAAACCTCTACAC